GCCAGCAAGTTTTAGACCTTCATCAGAAAGTTTAAGAAGAAGACGACCTAATCCAGCACCCCATGATGTAATATAATGTTCTACGATTGCAGGAGATGTTAATTGTGATTCGTATTCATTGACACCTGGCATATACTTCATCGTTCTAGCAATCATCTTAGATGTCTCTGTTGTATATACTGAATATTGTTCTTCAGAAATAAGACCTACCTTTGCAGGAGGTACAACAGGTTTTAAACGCCAAAAGTCTTTATTGGCATATACTTCAAGAGGTGGTTTAGCAAAGGCAGGAAGATATTCTGGTAAGATACCATTTACAATACTACCAAAAAAACCATCAAAAGCATCTTTATCATTTTCAACTATAAAATCGAATGATCTTGCCATTGTTCCATGAAATAATATACCTGTCTCAAAAGGAACAGGATATTGATACATTTTTCCTGATAATGGAGATTTAAGTATCCAGTTTGAATCTTTAGTTATATCATCTATTTCTTCTATATCTTTATCACCACGCATCGCTGCTTTTATTAGAAGTGTTGGTAATGAAATGCCAAGTATTGCTCTAAAGAGAAAATTGCGAATAGTCTCAGGATCACCAGAGGCCATTGTTCTTACTAATTTATCTCCACCTTGAATGGTAGCGTTCCAAAAAGGAATTATCTTATTCAATGATTTAGCTAACATTCCTATCTTAGCAAAATCAATACTAATATCACGAGCAGCATAAGCAGCCATTTCTTTAGTTAGACGATTGTCTGGTTCTCCTTTAAGCACGCTAGCAAATTCAGCAAGACGATTAGCCTCTTCTGATAGTTCTCCTAGATGACGTAAAATCTTTATAGGTCTTACTTTTTCAAAACCACGAGCTGTTGCTGATAATCTATTAACAGCAACTACCTTATCTATAGACTGCATTGTTGCCATACCACCGCCAGCTTTAAGAAAATCAATATATAACTTATCTCTCTTGATAGCACTAAATAGACCTGCAATAGGTTCCATGATATTTTTACTAATATTTTTTGCGCTATCTTTTGTGAATACAATTCTCTCTATAGTATCCCTAGCAATGTTTTTCTTTAGAAATCTTGGGTTGAGAATAGCACCAGCACGTAAAAGCTTTGCAGGAGCTGAAAGAAGCTTAGTAAGGACACCACCAGAATATCTATCTATTCCACCCTTCCATGCCTTAGCTAAGTCACTAGGTACTTCGTAATATTGAGCCTTTCCCTTTACCCATACTGTAATTACGTTCTCTTTAGGAGACCAAGCAGAAGGACGGAAGATGTTTAGTGTCTCAGGTAAGAGATCTATTAAATCATCAAGCATCTCATCAGGTATTAAACTAGTTAAATTCTTTTTAATAGCAGCTAGAATTTCTTCCTTATTAGCTTTTGTTATTGCCATAGAAGGAGGTATCTTATCAACACCAATGCTGTTTTTAGAAATACGTGCTAGGCCTGAAAGTTGTCTTCCTACAAGATTACGTTCTGACATCTTGATGAAGAAATAAGTATTAGCAATAGTAGTTTCAATAGGACTTATGATATCTCTTGTGCTACCTTTAAATCTCTTAACAGGTTGTGATGATTGTAGTCGTCCAGCTCCAGAAGCTTGTGATACTTTAGATTTTACCTTTAGACGGCCAAAGAAATCACGAGCTTCTTCATCCATTACTCTTGCAAAAGGAGTATATAACTTATTCATTTTCTTCATTTTAAGATATGAATCTTGAGATATTAGACCAGAATCTCTTACATATTTTAAAAGATCATCTTGGTATTTATTAAGTTCTTTCGCTATAGGCTCGAATTCTTTAGCACCTTTGCTGACTACGATAATAGCATCTTCTCTGGAGATTCCTGTTTTAAAACCTTGCTTAGACTTTTCAATTACTCGCCTAGCCACTAAATAGTTATCGAAGCGTTTCATATCAAGATTATTCTTAATAGGAGATAGAATTTCTTGTAGTGACTTTCCAACAGGTTTCAATGTCTTAAGGTCAAAAGTTTCGTGATGAAGGAATACATCCGCCTTTCCTATCCATCCTTTTAGTAATCTAGCAGAACGGTATATATTTAGAGGTGACTTCCAAGCCTCAACCTCAACAGGACGTATCCCCATAGCATCTGCAACAGCCTGTTTAATAGGATATAGATCATCAAGCCAATCAGTCTTTAGCTTATAGATACTGAAGTTCTTATCAAGCCAATCTTTAGCTCTTTTAGCTACGCTATAAAAACGCCTTGATTCAATCTGAGCTTCTACTCTTCCTTCTGCACTTGCATTTAGATATTTTGAATATGCTTCTCTAGCATCTAACAATGTTTCTTTAAGTTCAGGAGCAATACCATCAAGGGTTTTTTCAAAAAACTTATAGAATTTAGGTGCTAATTCTTTTGCACTATCAGGTCTTGTGACATACATACGAGTAAATTCAGCAATACCTTCTTCTGCATGTGGTGCATATCTTGATATAGGTTTCAACTCGTCCATGTAAGGCATTAGGTTAGCCTCTATGCCTTTAGCAGTCTTCCATAGCTTATAACTTAGGTCATGTCCAACTTCGTGGGAAGCTGTCTCTATATCGTTAGCGTTCTTTAATCGTATAACCTTATAATCTGGCTTGAATATACCAGCTGCACGCTGACGGAATTTACCTGTGCGAAGTGGTGTCTTAAATTTCTCGTGGAACATCTTAATGATATCGCTACGCTTTGGAGATTCTCCTTTTCCTTCTACATCAGGACGTAATCGTTTGCCTTCTGTCGGTTGTGGTATAGTCTTTTTCGCTAATGGTTTAACTACTTTTTTAGGTCTATAAATATATTCTTCGCCAAGCGGTGCTGTTATATCATCAAGAATATCTGATAATGCAACTTCTTTTTCTAAAACATTTCCAGTACCTGCATAGTCTCTTGCAAGTTGTTTATTTGTTGTTATAAAATCACCAGGAACAATCTCTTTTTGTATAAAAGTAGCCCCACGATATATTTTAATTTTTTCGTCTGGCTTCCTACCCATTGTTTTATCAAGAGTGGTTAGGTCTTTACCAAGTTCTAGTTCAGCTCTCTTATTTGGAGTATATTCTGTAAAAACTGTGCCTGTAGGATTTAGACTGTTAAGTTTTTCTTTTACAGGGACTTTTACTGGCTCGACTTTTGGTTTAACAACCTCTGGTGATTTAACAGTGATCTTTTCAACAGGTTTTACTACAGGCTTTACTGGTTCTTTCACAGGAGGTTTAATAGGTTCTACTTCAGGAACAATCTCTGGTGGCGATGTCTCGACGGTAGTTATATCCAAAGGAACTTTTCCTTTAGTATTACGAGCATACTCTCTTGCTATCTCAAGTGCTTCTTCAGCAGTAGGAGTTTTTGTATACATATCAAAGCCTTTATTCTTTACGGCTTTAAAAAATTCTCCTAACATTTCTTTATTAGATATACCAGCATCTTCAGCAAGTTTATTGATTGCTACTCCAAACTCAACAGCAACACCACCAGCTTGTAAGATACCATCCATAATAGCCCATATAGCGCCTTCTTTAATAAGTTCTTTGGAAGTTGGCAATTCGCCTTTTTCAACTAAACTTTCAGTTGCCTTTTTTGTAGAACCAAATAATCCCCATCCAGTTGCTCGTACGATACCAGCAGTGATTGCTTTACCTATGCTCTTTTTTGTAGCCTGATAAGTTTCCCATCCTGCTAAACGAGCAAAAGGAATTATATGTTTACCTGCTGGACCTGCTCCTTTTATAATTTTTGTTAGAGGTTTTAACACATAATTATCAAAACCAACAATAGGAAGTAGTGATCCTGCTATCATAGCAGTAACTCTTGTATCGCTTTCTTCAGGTGTCTCGAAACCTGGTATTAATTCTGAAAGACTAAAAGTTGCTTCGCTAGCAATTTCTTTTGCAAAATCAGTAACGGCTTTAGCCTGTTCAGGCGTTCTCACCTCACCAATACGAGCTTGTTGTGATAATGCTTTACCTGTACTATCGAATAATCTCTTCCAGAAACCATCACCCTTTAATTTATCAGTTATGATCTCTTTCTGCTGTTGCTGTTCAGGAGTTATTATTTCACCTTGAGGAGGAATAGGTTCATCAATAACGAATCCAGAAAACTCATCAGTCTTTTGAATATTACTTACAGGTTCATCAATGGTAAAGTTAGAAAACTCACTATCCTTTTTGATGTCATCTTTTGGCTCATTAATAATGAACCCAGAAAATTCTTGTGATGCCATCTATCAACCTATCGTTGTTCTATTAATATCCATTCTTTACCATTATTGCGAAATTGAATTCCAGAATTAGGATCAGTAGCTATCGTTCCTTTAGCATACTTTGAGGGAGAGAATTCTTTGCTGAATCTTTTAATACGATTTAAATTTTGCAATGATACTTGCTTTCCTTCAGAATCAGAAAAGAAAACATCAGCACCTTCTATCTTATCAATGACATCTTGCGGCACTTCTTCTCCAGCTTTTTTGTAAAGATTAGCTGTAACATCTGCTCCTTTTTGACGTATATTTTCAATATCTTTTAAGACTTTTACTCTTTTCTCTTCGTCATTATCGAAATCAATCATAATATTTCCAAAAGCATCAGACTTTTCAAAAGGTCGTATTAAATCCTTAATCCTAGTATTAGCATTTGTTTCTACACGATTAAGACGTTCGTTTAATGTTAATGATGATTTAATCTCTTTTTGTTGTGAATCCTGAGTTCTCTGCATCTGGTTAGCACCTGATAATGCCGCCGTCTTCGATGCAGGAGATATGTTTGCACCTAATATCGACTGTATATAAGCCTGTGGGTCTTTCTGGAAGTCTTGGCTAGATAGGATATTATTAAGTATGTTGTTATCAATACCTTGAGGGATAGCAGCGCCTACACCTTGACCAAAACCGCCAAGAATCTGCGCTAATGGGCTTGTGTCTTGTAATTGTTGTATTTGGAATGACATATTATTTACCTTAAGTATTTACTGGTTTATTTCCACCTGATTCAGCAACGTTACTACTAACGATCTCTCTCTCTTTGTCATCTATCTCTGCTTTCGCTTGTAGTTCCATAACAAACTGCAACGCACTCATTAATTGATCTTGCTCCATGCCTTGTATCTCTGCAGCAGCTTTGACTTGGTTGAGTACAGCCTCTGATTGGTTTTGTTTCGATTCACTTGTGCGTTCAATTAAGAGGCCAATATCAGCCTTTGCCCTTGCTTCTCTTTCAGTGCTTAGACTTAGTTTAGAAACAATCTCTGCCTCAGAAAGCTTATTCTGTATGTCAAGTTGTTGCATCTGCAACTCTTCCATCTTCTGTGCCTGTTGAGAAGCCGCTTGTGCATTAGCTTCTACTTCTTTCAGCAACTCTGTCTTAGCTTGTATCGGAGCATGTTTTAGTAACATAGAACCTGTTATCTCTTCTACTCCGAGTTGTCTGAGTTCTACCATCTGAGAGAACTGAAGTTGCTTCTGGTGGTTTGTCAAAGCACCCTGAGAACAAATTATGTCATATTTTGATAGGTCTTTGTCACGAAACATCGTAGCAACAGGATTACCACTAATACGTTCTATCTTCTTATCGCTCCATTTCTGTTGGAATCTTACAATCTTCTGTGTAAGAAGTTGCTGGCTACGATTAAGGTTATTCAACAATGGCTGTATTCCCACCATCGAAGAACTTTGTTGTAGCATTGTAAGATATCCAGACTGTTGACCGCTCTGTTGCTCGCCAAAAGTTGAATCATTAAGGTTCAACGACTTCATAATATAGCTGTCGAAGGTGTCCTTCATAGCAAATATAGACTGTGGAACATCAGGCATCTGTATCGGTGCTATGTCTTGACCTATTACAGCATTCTCTTTTAAAGCTATATTACCATGGTTACCAGCGGTAAATAGATCATCTTCATCGACGACCTTACCAGGCTTGAAATAGTGACCGTTATAAATACGGCTGTCTATCATATCTATTATCTTTGATACACGCTTGTTCAATTCACATTGTGGGTCTCTTGCAGCTCTAACAAAAGACTGCATGTTATAGCTGAAATCGTCGTATTCAGGGTTATGAAATGATATAAATGGTGTAAATGGATAGTCGTCGATATCGTTAGGGTCTCCACCTTCGGTGAACGGTTCTCCATTGATAAGAACATAAAGATTAACGGTAGGCTTATACTTCTGTATCAGCTTTACAGTCTCTTTCTTAAATATTCCATTTATTTCATCAACGACTTTCTGGGCTTCACGCTTAGTAGTCTTCGTAGGAAACTCTATTATGTCATTGGTCTGCATATTGACCATATAGTGGCATACACGAGTATCTCTTAGCCACATCTCATCATACGATAACATTTCACTACCATTGTAGTTCTTTGAATACGGTATGTAGGGGAATTTATCATCAGGCTCTGAGGATAACTTTAGCTTATTTATGTCTTTGGTTCGTTCTGGTAATAACGAGATAGCAGTCTCTTTAGAGATATATTTACGACGTAATATGTCATTGCAATCGCTAAGATCAAAGTTCTGAAAGTATGGATCCCATATTACAGCATTGTAAGGAATACGTAGAAAGGTTATATCTCCATCTTCAAAGTCTGTAGAGTAGTCTGTGTATATCTCACTAAAGTTTATTGCTGTCACAAGATTTCCAAGATAACACTCCGATATATGATTATATCCCTGTCTCTTCTGCATGTTAAACTGCACGCATGAACTGTGTTGGTCGGAAGCTTCAACCTCTTCTGGGATATCATTAACATTAGTGACTATCGAAGACAATCTATTAAGACATTGTTCTCCATGAACGACATTAACAGCACGACGTATCATGTTGTTTGTTATCATAGAACGGTTATTCTCTAGTAGATATTGTTGCTCTTCAAGGGTGTATTGCTTCCCTAGGTAGAACTCCATGTCAATACGAGACTGTTCTTGTAGTTGATTCAACTTCTCGTAGTCTCGTGTATAACGGTCATTAAATGCTGTTAGTATCTCTTTTCCATGGAGCATGGTATTCTCCTATTAGAATTGGCCAAAGTTCATATTAGTAATGCGAGGGTCTATCATAGAACCTGTAGTAGTAGGTACAGATGTAGATGTCTTGTTGTTTTTACCAGAGAACATTCCAGTGGCAGCTCTTGCGGCGGCTCCTCCTGCAGGGCCTCCAACAGCATATCCTGCACCTGTCGCTATCGGGCTTAATAGTGAAGCTAGTGGAGAGGTGTTATTATTCTGGTATGTTGCCATTGTAGGTGTCGTTGATAAGCTCGCTTGCCTGTTCTCTGTACCTTGTTGGGCTTGATATAGCAGTTGTGCTAGCTGTCCACTAAGACCTGATTCCATGTTAGCACCTGCACCATAGGCAGTACGTTGTGCCGCTCCGCTATTAGGAGCACCCTCTGAAATGAAACGCTCTTGTATTCCTGGTAATGTCTGTTGTTGGAATTGTTGGCGTGCAGGAGCTGCCACACTATCTTGGAACATGTTAGTCACCTGAGCAGGATCGAAGTCCTGTAGCAGTTTGCTTAATGTAGTTTGTTGCTCTGGGGTTAAAACTGATTGTTGTTGTATGTCACCACGAGTGCTTCCCATTATTTCTCCTCTCCGCTATATTCTAGCAGAATATTTTTTGATCTTAAAAAACCCATCTTTTCGAATAACGCTGGACGGTCTGATATCCATAAAACCTTGTGTAGCTCTAACTTATCGAATAATTCCTTTAGAAAGTCAACAGTAAATTTTACAGTGTTGCCAACATGCCATAATTCTTTGTTTACACTTAGTATATTAACAAATAAAATCTTTTCTAGCATGTTTATCTCGCACCATAAGAACCCTATTATCTCGTTAGTATCAGATAATAATATGAAAAGCAGTTGGTTAGGGCTTTGTAGTGCTATATCCATGAATGAATAGAAGTTATCAGGAGAAAACTGCTCGTCAGGTAGCTGTTCTAGCAGTCTCCTAGGGACAAAAGAAGCATTTACACACCGTTCAAGCTTCATCTGTCTATTACTCCTATGTAGCGGATATGCCCTTTTATTGTCTCAGTACCTGATAATTGGACTATAGCACTAGAAATACCATCACCACAAGCCACAATTTCACAATATAGGGTATCATTAATGCCATCAAGAACCAATTTTGTACCTGATGGGTACGTTACATTAGAATCTAGACATTCACCGACCCAAATATCAGCCCCACTACGTATCTTTAGTGGTAGCTTTATACGAATATTACCAGCACCAGTATGTGCCGTCATTGTAATGTTAAACCAACAATCTACAAGTATACCATTACGATAATATACTCCTTCCTGGCTTGAATATGTGCCAGTACCAGTAGTAGTGCTTCCGCTTACAGTTGGCGTCCATGAACTTTGAGAGCCATTTATGCTTTCTGCAATGTCTTCATACATCTGCGTAAGAACATTATTAAGGTCTTCTGTATTAGTCGGAAATAGTATATTTAATGGTAATGTCAAATTATATTGCCCCCTTCCTTAAATCCTAGTTTAAAGGAGTGCAATTCAAAGTTATATGCCTTGTATAGGCTGTGTTCTGGGTGTGATAAATTGAAAGAGATAACATCGTCGATAGCATTGCAATATACCCTCCTCCATACCTTGTTATTTACACCATCACATATGAATGTAGTAGTAAGAGTACCAGTTATGTTATCAGTGAAACCAAGGCAGAAATTAACTTCTATTTCACACTCAGCATTTGATGACACTAAGAAGTCGATATGACCAAGAGAGACCATCTTTCCTGCTTCTGAGTATGGATTATATCGTTTCGTTACTATATCGAAGTTATATTCTATGCCATTGTCACTTGGAGAGTTTTCGTCGTCTAGTATGTAAATACGACCATCATCTCCACCTGATAATGTTATCTGGTCGCCACTCTGGTGTTCTAGCTCTCCATAAGTCATACCAGCATAATCAGAATAATAAGCATTGCGACCCTCTTCGATGAGTATCTTCTTTACTTCTGGGAAGTCCTTTGCCGTATTTATGTCTCTAAAAGTAGTATCATAGGTTCTGTTAAAGTCACATAGACAGTTTATCGGCAATGGGTTTCCATCAGCATCGGAGAAGTCGTAGGAAGATATTATATCGTCATCATAGTTGAAGACCAATATCTTGTCACAATATCCAAGATTAGAACGTGCATTAGAAGGATAAGCAAGCCACGCCTGATGTTTATGTGATATCACATGACCAAAGCATTTTGTTATGTTATCGTAGTCGATATCAAGAGTAAATTGAGGCAACGTGGTATTTGCTTTCTTTGCTGTTACACCATCGCATGCAACCATCTCGTCTCTATTAAGAGATACGACATACTGGTCAAAGTCAAAGAAACCAAAGGTAGAAGCAGTCTTAAATCTACTGTTAAGCATCTGCCAGCGGTACGGCATGTCAGGATTTCCAGTATACAAGAAGAAAGCTATGTCATTCTCAAGGAATACTATAGTACGGTCTTTTAGCTGTATCGTCGTTACTATCTCATCATTAGTAGTAACATCGCTATAATCACCCTGACCATCTACATCAGAACGCCAAGCGTCTACAGTAAATGGGTTCTGTGCAGCACTCCATCTTGCCCTACCAGCATAACGTATGCCGTTCTCTACAGTATTAAATAATACAGGACGTTCACGAAACAATTGCATGGAACGTGCCGACGTTATCATATGTCCAGCAGCGTTATAACGCAATCTAGGGGTTATATCTATTGCATAATCACCGTTATAGATGTTTATGTTGCTGATATTATCAGTAAGCCATAGTACGTCTTTATAAGCTCTAGACCATGTAAGATTAGAAGAATTCCATATATCGTATGTCGGAGTATGATTAGCTCTATATGACACGACTATAGGGTCAGGATTAGCAATAACAGTATTGAATGTTACACTCATAACACCTGTCACATAATCTATAGTACCAGTACCAGGAAGTCCCGCAGGGTCTAGAAGATCATTAGTATAAACGAAGTTACCAAAACCATTATCATACAATACTTGCCCTGTAGCGGCATCACTAACAGATACAGTGAATGGGATTACTGGAAGGTTTGAAGCTGTATGAGCAAAGGCTCCCGTGGAACCATCACCAGTAGCATACGCTTCATTTGCTACAGCAGTACCAGCAGATACATTGTTAAAGTATTCATAAGCTGTGTTCCAACGGTTAAGACGACGCTTATCAAGGGCTAAAAGCTCAACAGTACCATCGCTTTCATCGAAAACATGAATACCTCGTACATTACGGTCTGTGGTTTCTTCGCTATAGTGATATTCGGCAGTAACGGTACCAATTACAGCTCCAGAAAACGTTATATCTATCTCACCAGTAGCATAGTTTACCGAAGTAGTACCAGTAACACTGCCAGAAAAAGAACCCTCTCCATCATCATATGCAACCATAGTACCACCAACATCGGTGATAAATAGAGAATTGGGTATTATCGGTACTGATGTAGCAGTCTTCGTGTAGTTATTGCCAGCAACATTTACAAAACCAACAAGACCT